CAAGTGCATTCGGGCGCAGCATCGTCAGCGACCACGCGTCCTGTTGCTTTTGCGATGGCGGCACGCAATTTCTTGTGCGCATCGGTCTGGATGCTCAACGCGTTCACATTCATCGCCGCATCGAGCAATTCCGGCGCAGCAGCAATCAACGCGAGCGGAGCCCAGTGCGTCGGATTGGCATGGATGTACGGCCAAACAAACCGCTTAGGGTTTGCAAACCCATCCGGCTGCCCATAGTGTCCATCAGCAATCTTGCCGTTCCTGCCGCGTAGCAAGATGCGTGTGCCGTCTGTGGGTGCGGTCTCAATCGGCTGCCATTTCATTTGTTTGCCTCGCTATGCTGGGCGTTAGGCGGCTGAAACCACCCCGCATCAAGCGTGCGGTCGTTCCCGCCCTTGGTGTGCACCGTGAACAGCGCGCCGCTCTGGCACCCGTGCACGCCAAGCTGCACCGCCAGCACCTTGCACGGCACAGGTATGCAGTTCGGGCCGCGCTCGGTGTTGTTCCACAGCGGCTTTATCCGCAGCATTTGGCCTGGCGCAACGTGGCGCATCCAGTCCTGCGCGGGCCGCCTAACATGGCGGTCAAGCTGACCATGCACGGCATCCGTCATGGTCGCGTCTTCAGGCTGTTCCACCGTCACGCCGCCGAAAACAGATCAGCCGTCCCGCGCATCGCCATCGCGAGATTTCGTGCCGCCTGCCGGTAGTAGCTGGCCTTCAGCTCGACGCCGACAAACCGGCGTCCCATTTGCAGCGCGACGTACCCCTCGCTGCCGATCCCGGCGAACGGCGACAGAACGATGTCCCCAGTATTTGTCCACAGATCAATTCCCCTGCGGATAACCTCGAGCTGCAGCGGGCAGATGTGCCGCTCGTCGTCGTGCTCGCGAGCGCTCATGTACTGCAGCGTATCTGATGGATCGATGTCCATCCACACCGGGCTCGCCACCTGCTGCCACTTGGCGACCGGATAGTCTTCTGCGGTATGCCGGACGCGCTCGCCAAGCTCGCCAGGCGTGCGCATCGTGATGAGGTAGTCCGGGATTCCCTGCCGGCACATGCTGGCGTTCTCGCGCACAGACTTGTGCAGCAGGCCAAGCGCCTTTGTGCGCTGCATCTGCGTCACCGGATCCTTCCAGATCACCGTCTCGGCATGGAAAATGAATCCGCGCGCCTGAAAAGCGCGAATCAGATCCCCGCGAAAATCCTGCAGGCCAATGAACCCGTGTCTTTCTTTGCTCGATGGAATCAGCATGCAGTGAAACGAGACATTGCGGCCTGGCTGCATCACCCTGGCCAGCTCATCAATCAGGAACCGGAAATGCTCGAAAAACTCGTCGCTGGTCCGGCAATTGCCCATGTCGCGCGGGCTGTTGCTGTAGGTGTACAGGCTGGCGAACGGCGGCGAAAAGATCGAGTAATGCACGCTGCGATCCGGCAGCCCTTTCAGGATATCGATGCAATCTCCGTGATAGAGCGCGTAATTCTGGCCGATGCTTTGATCGAGACAGTTCATGGTTTGCGAATCCTCCGATGAATCCACATGGCTGATGTGGCGCCGAGTGCGCCGCCTATTCCGACATAGGGCACGGCGCCGAATCCAGTCTGCACGACCATCACGATGCTGGCAACCTCGGCAGCTGCTATGGCAAATGGCGTCGTCGCGGCCAGCAGGTAATTGCCGTGGACGACGTTCTGCTGCTGCAGCGCGCGCAGAAAAACCAGCACGAAGGTGGCAAACGCGATCTTCATGCCGCGAACAGGAAATCTGGCACGACGATGGCGCGATCTGCGTCGTACGGGTTGGTGTCACGGCGCCGGCCGACAACTGATTCTCGTACGGCATCGAGCGTTTCTGCCGCCATCGCGTCGGCCATCGCCTTGGCGTCTGCTTCCTTGCGCCGCAAGTTGGCAGATACCGCGCCTTCCTGCTGGCTGGCGAAAACGTGCACCTCGACCGGCCGCTGCTGCCCAAATCGCCAGCAGCGGCGCACGGCCTGGTAGTAAGCTTCGAATGAATCAGTCACGCCGACGAATGCCATGCGCGCGCAGTGTTGCCAGTTGAGGCCGAATCCGCAGATCGACGGCTTGCTGATCAGCACGCGGATGGCGCCGTGCGCAAAGTCGTGCAGTCTGCGCTCCTTGATCGCCACGTCATCGGCGCCGGCGATCTGCACCGCGCCATCAATCGCCGCCGTTAGCGCGTCGCCTTCGGCGTTCAGGTCGCACCAAACGACCCACGGCTGCCGGTCGGCATTGACAATCTGTGCGCAGGCCCTGACGCGCTCGACGAGCGACGAGCGGCGCGCTTTCCGCCGATCCATCAGCGTCTGCGCTTCCATCGCAAACAGCCCGTGCGCCGGGTCGTGCTCGGTCTCGACGAGATGTTCCTGTACCTGCAGCGGCGGCAGATCGTAGGCGCTGGCGTCGTAGCCTAAGTCGGCCGGCGATCGCAGCATCGCGCCCCATGATGCGATCCACCGCCAGAACACCTGCCGCGCGTGGCCCTTGAGTCGCCAGGTCTGCGTTTCGCCGCCGTCGTGGACGAAAAATTCTGCGAGCATCTCTGCTCGCGATCGCACGCCGAGGAATTCGGCGTGGTTTCCGAGTTCGGTCCAGTCGTTTGGCGCCGGCGTGGCTGTTGCGCAGAGCTTGTACGGCGTGGCCGCGAACGATTCGAGCAGCGTCTGCAGCGTCTTCGCCGCATGGTGCTTGATGATGCTGGACTCATCCAGCACCACGCCGCCGAATCGTGAAGCGTCGAATCGATGCAGGCGGTCATAGTTCGTGATGTTGATGCCGGCGCGCACTTCGCCGGCATCCCGTGCATGCGTGACTGCGACGCCGATCGACGCGCCTTCTGCGGCCGTCTGCTCGGCCACGGCGAGCGGCGCCAGGATCAGAACGTCGAGCCCGGTCTGCCGATGCACGGTGTCTGCCCAGGCCAGTTGCATCCGGCTCTTGCCGAGGCCGGTGTCGGCAAAGATTGCCGCTCGCCCGCGGCGAAGCGCCCATGCTGTCAGATCCCGCTGATGCGGGAAAAGCTGGTACTCGCGCAGCGGCGCATCGATGCCGGCGCATGCGGATGCTCCGAGCTTTGCCTGCACGAATGCATCGTAATTGGCGGTCGTCATCGTGCTGCTCCGGATTCTCCGGCCGCGTCACCAGCCAGCCCGCATTCCTCCACCTCGACCGCGATCAACTCAGTGAGCGAGTAAGATTTCGCCCGGGCTCGCGGCATGCGCCCGTATGCTCGTCGGCAGGCATACGTCACCTGTCGGCAGTGGTCGACCAGATCGAGCGTCAGCATCTCGCCCTGATCGAGCTTCGCATGCAGCGTCCGCAGCGGCTGCAGGTCGATATCCAGCCGCTCTCCGTCAACGATGCGCTGCCAGCAACTGATCCATCCGTCCAGCGCAGGCCCGGCTGCGCACAGCTCTCCGCCCCACACCGGCATGATTGCCGCGCCGGCGTCGGTGCACCAGATTTCTCCTGTGCGCAGCGCGGCGAGAAATCCGAAGATCGGCGCAAAGGTCTCGCACACCTGCCGCGCGCTCGGCGGACGCTGCATGCGCGGCACTGGCCTGCGCCTCGGCTTGCTCGATGTCGGCATGATCAGGCTGCCTCCGGCATGAGTTCGATGACTCGCCAGATGTGATCGGGCGCCGACCATCCGGCCGGCAGCGCCTGCGCCGTCACGATCATCTTCGGCGCTGCCACGCGCTGCGGCCATTGACCTTTGCGGCGCAAAGTCCAGGTCGGCTGTGCCGCGAGCTGGGAGAGAAAATCCCACACACGTCCGGCCGACGGGGCGACATCCTCGATGATCAGAACGGCCGGCTCATCCTGCATCGCCCGCTCGATGCCGTACAGATCGAGCACCTGGCTTACGCTGATGCAGCGGATGCCGGAATGCGTCTGTCCGCCAGCCCGCGCCAGCTCGTGCGCCCGCATGCTCTTGCCGCTTCCTTGCGGCCCGATGATGATCGTGTGCTTCCTGTTCACGCTGCTTGCTCCATTTCGTCGGTATCCCACAGATGCACGCGGCCGGATCCGACCGGTGGCGCATCTTGTGGGATAAGGTTGAAAAGCTGCAGGATTTCCGCGCATGCCTCTATGCCTTGCTGCTCGACTTGCGCTGGCTGTGGCTTTGGCATCACGCCCGGCTCGTACCGATAGAACCGCTTCCGGTACTCGCCTGGCTTATGGATGTACGGCGGCTGTCCACAAGGCAGTGGAAACCGAAGGATGGCGCCGGCGATGCCTGCCTTTTTCGCCCACGACTCGGCCCTGATCGGCGTCATCGGCTCGCAGATTCCGGCCAGCAGAAGGTTTAGCCAGTCGGCCAGCCGAAACCGATCGCACGCTCCTTCAGAAACTGCATGCCAGATGGTCGCCGGCGTCGCGTCTCTGCCCCATGTGGCCTGTCGCAGGCTGCGCGTGTTCGCGCTTGCGGCAGAACCGTTGCTGATCACCCCGTACCGAAACACTGGAACCACATGCTCGCCTTTCGCAGCGGCTTTGCAGCGCGTCACGCGGTCCCCATGCGCAACCAGGTCGATCAGCCCGGCATCGGCCGTCAGCTTGGCCCACTTGTCGATTGACGTAATCTGACCGTTCAGCCACGGATTGCCGTTGCGCGCGAAGTGCTGGCACAAAGCCTCGTGCAGCTTCTCGCGGTTGTCGGCTCCAGATGCGACAAGCTGCGCGATAAGCTCCGGCGTCACCTGCCTGCCGAATGAGTGCGTGCTCACAGCCAATCGTCCTCGTCGTCCGGCTGGCTGTCGCTGTCTATCCCGTAGGCGATCGCCCGAGCCAGCACCATGATCGCTGCCGCATACACGGCAGCCAGCAGCAGCATGACGGCGCTGCTGACGAGGTCCCACGGATTCAGCATGCCGTGATCCTCGCGCGGCGCCGAACGCACGCTGCCGGCCTGTCGCCGCGCTGCTGCTCCGCCAGAGCGAGCGCATCCAGGTATTCCTGGCGGCGCACATCGGCGGACAGCTCGGCGAAGCAGCGGCGCAGCAGCAGCTGCTTACGCTGCTCATGCGGCATGGGCTTGCCGATGTCGCGGTCAATCAGGTCGATCACGGCATGCAGGTGAATCTCAGCCAGGCGCATGCGCACACATGCGACAACGATGCGCGCGCGCCTGGCGGCGGACTGGAATGGATTGTTCATCGTGGCATCCTCAATGGAAGGAACAACAGCGGCCTAACCGGCAGAAGCTCGCCGTCGACCAGCTCGGCAAACCATCCGCCGTCCCAGTCGCCGCAGAATGTGGCCTTCACCGGCTTGCGGTGGTAATGCAGCAAGGCCAGTGCCTCGCATCCGTCGACTGCGCCCAGCACGTTGCGGCACCATCCGCGGTTCAGCAGCGCATCAATGGCGCTCTGAAACGACTCAATGGCCGCCTGCATCTCGTGGTCTTCAGTGTCCGCGATCAGCTGCCGCGCTTCGGCCGCTGCGAATGCCGCGTCTTCCTCAGGCGTTACCGCCAGGTCATCGAGCGTGCTCATTGCGGCCACTTCTGCAGGAACGCCTGCGCGCCAGCTTGCACGACCATCTCGAACTCGTCTTCGTCGAGTGAAATGGTTTCGCCGAACTGCTTGATCTGCAGGTATCGTCCGCCGCCGTCGTCGCGGATGAGAACTTCGGTCGATTCGGCATCGAAAGGGGAAATGTCCGCGCGATGAACTTGCCATGTCGTCGGCGTCACGACGACGCGCGGCTCGGTGGCCTCGATGTCGACGTGCTTTTTCCACTTCTTCGCTTTCTTGCTCATGCCGTCACCTCTCCGGCCTTGATCATGGCCACCGCCTGCGCCATCCGCCGCTCGCGCGGCGAATCCGCATCCGGCAGGCACTCGCGCAGCACCTCCAGCGTGTGCTCGGCGCGCATGTCTTCCTGCATCTCGTGCAGGAAGTTTTCCTCGACGCACAGATGCGCCGCGCTGATTGCCAGCCGCAGCGCCGACTGATTGCCGGCCTGCAGCGCCGCCTGCGCATCGCGCAGCGCCCGCTTGACCAGCTCGTTGCAGATTGCCCGTTGCATCGTTTCCCTCCTGTCGTTGGTCGATGCGGCGATCATCGCAAATGCGCTTAACCTTGTCAAGCGCATTTGCGTTAGATGATGGCAAAAAAAATGCCTAGATGCATTCGGCAGCAAGCAGCGCTTCGGCGGCGCGTTGTCGGCGCCTGGCCTTTTCGCGCAACACGTAGGATGCAATGGCGCTTGCACACTGAGCGCATTTGCGCTTAGAATGGAAGGATGAATTGGCAAAACTTGATCAGGGAGCTTCAGGCGTCGATGACTCAGAGTCAGATCGCCGAGGCGTGCGGCACCGGGCAAAGCCACATCTCGGCTCTTGCTCGAGGTGCGCGGCTGTCGCCGTCTTGGGAGCTTGGCGACAGGCTCATCGCGCTGCATCGCCGGACCGTGCGTCCTGCTGGTGCAGATGATGTGCCGGCAATCGCCGATGCAGCCTGATGATGGTGCATTCATTTCGTGTTCTCCTCGCTCGCATCGCCATGCTGCGGGCTTTCCTTCGCCGGCAGGCGGTGCGCTGCTTGCCGGCGATCTTTTCAGGATTCGTTGATCCGCTGATTTCAGCGTAACCGTCGCC